CCGGGTTTCGCCAGGATTCGGTTTGTCACGCAAGAGACAAGTTGGTTCGGCCGCGCGATTCGCTGGCGAACCATGGGCGAAGTCTCTCACGCGGAGGCAGTTCTTCCAAACGGGACAATCATCGCGGCGCTGAGTGATCGAGGCGTCCGCAACGTCCCCGGCGATTATGACACGACCTCGACGAGCCAAATCTTCGTTGATGTCCTCATGCCACCCGACGATCTCAAGCGCTGGGTGGCCTATCTTTGGAGTCGCGTCGGGCGCCCTTACGACTGGACCGCGATCTACGGTGAGGCGCTGCATCTCAATTGGCGCAAGCCAGGCGGCTTCATCTGCTCCATGCTCGCCACTCTGTCGCTGCGCGAGAGCGGAACATTCTCGCATCCCTTGTCCGAACGCGCTCACGAAATCACGCCGCGCGATCTTCTCCTCGTCCTCAGCGCGCATCCGGCCGCGCGCGTCTATCCTCTAGAAACAAGGAAATGACCATGATCCACCTCATCGCAGACACCGTTACCGCCGCCCCGGCCGCCATTCCCAGCATCGCACAGGCGCAATCCGCCCTCACGGGGCTGCAAACCGCTTGGAACGATCTTCTCGCCGCGTGGGACGCCTTTAAGCCCGTTCTGACGTTCATTGGAACATGCGCCGCATTCGCTGCCGGGTTGCCTCATCCGTCTGCCGGCTCGATCTTGTCGCTTCCCCGCAAGTTGCTCGACGTGGCCGGCGCCAACGTGCTGCACGCCAAGAACGTCGAATCTCCGAAGGCTTAATTCACAGGGCGGGGGCGGCAATGCCTGACGAAAGTTGTCATGCAGCATTGGCAAACATTGGCCGGTGCTTCCTCGACACAACCTTGGAAAAGATAGGGGCCGCAATCGCGATGGTTGGATTGACGGCCCCGTTATGGCATCAGATTTTGAATGACTATGTGACAAACCTTCCGACGATTTTGCAGACGCTGAGTTGCTTGTGGATCGTGCTACAGATCATTTTTGGCGCGCATAAATTTGCGAGAGAGAGACGCAGAAGGCTGGATTAGTCATTCCTCCACGGCGCGAGCCTCCGCGCCAGCCTCGATATGTTCTCCCCGCGCTCGGCGTCGCCTGATACCTCAAACAGCCTGCGGGCGAGTTCTATGGGGTCAATTCCATGCTCACGCCACCATACCCGCTCCCCGGATGAATGTTGCGCGTGCGGGCCTGTTCTGTGGCAGCGCGGACACAGTGGAACCGTGCGCGCGTCATCCGGCTTCTGCCCAACCGCCGAAACGTGGCTGGTCGCCGCGTCGCTGTAGCGGACATGCGCGGCCTCGGAGCGTGGAAAGCCGCAAATGCAACACGGCAATCCCCTGATGAAGTTTAGGTGGGCTGGGCGCTTCTCGCCGCGTTGTGGCTTTGGGTGGGGGCTCAATGCTTTTGCCCCTTCGCGCGCGCCGCGCGCATCGCTTTTCTGGCGGCAAGATCGCATTGACGATTCACCCATTGCCGACCGCCGCCTTCAGTATGGCCTCGGACATGGCGTAGCGACAAGACGAATCCGCGCTCTGAAACGATCTCGACAATGCGCGCGAGCGCAGACTTCACATTATCTGAGAACCTCGGCTTCTTTGGTGGGATTAACGCAGCGCCGTCCTTATGCCTGCTCTCGACCGCCGTTTTGACCGTGAATAGCACGCATCCGAGTGCATAGAGGCAATCGGATTGCAGCATGATCTGCGCGCCGTCTTCGAGCATCCCAGATGCGTCGGCTTGATGCAGTGCATTGGCGATTGCGAATAGCTCCGCCTCTCCTGGCGTCGTCGGCGCGCGCCGTTCGAACGCGCCGGACCAGATGATGGAATCGTGGCCATCAGCCTTCGCCCACGCGGCCCAGCCGCCCGCGCCTGACCTGTGGCACCAACTGGCGTCGGAAATTATTGTCGCCTTCATCGAATTTCCTCATCTCCCGGCCCGTGGAATTTGACGCCATGCTGCGCGCCGAATGAATAGATTAGCTCGATCAAATCCGCCATTTCTCCGACGTCCAAGTCCGCCGTCGATCGCCCGAGATTGACGAAGCCCGTCCCGTCGAGGTTCGGGACCACGCGCAACTCACGCTTGAGCCCGTCCAAAAACATCAATTTCCAGTCGTCGACGTCGAGCGTCTTGCCGTACCAAACCAATTGCTCCGCGACTTCCGCGATCATGGCGTGCATCTTCGCGTTCTGGTCGTTCGTGCGCCGCGGTCCCGTAATGACAACCCGAGACTCCTTCGGGCAGAGCCGGATCATTTCGATAGCCCGCGCGCGCATGGCGTCGTTCCAGAGGACAAGAAGAGTTCTGCTCATTTTACATCTCGATAAGTCACGCCGCAATCAATGCGATTGATAGTTGAAGACGAGACGCCAAATATGCAAGCTCGTTTTCTAGCAGAAAATAACCCCGCAAGACGCTTAATTTCCACCACTTGTTCATATGTAAGTTTCGCTTTAATATTTTTACATCCCAATTGACTGCGCCTATGGACAATCATATCCACCATGTTATCGGCATGCGTTTTCCAAATCAGATGCTTTGGCGCAATGCACGCAAGATGGCCGTTGCCGCATGAGTGTGCGGCCTTATGATCGGGCGTCGGTGGCAACCCGTTTATCTTCTCACAAATTTGTCGATGAACGAGCCGAGTGCCTTCACTCGAATTTATATGCGCATAGCCAGCTGAATTTTTTCCGAATGGCCAAAAAATGCAATCGTCCCCTTTATAATCTGCCGCCGTCTCAATAAATTGTTGAGACGCACCAAATGGGGCATGATTACGGGTAGGAATAGGAGTCCCCGTCCTTCGTTTCTGCTCGTAATGCGTGTTGCAAAATCCAGCGGCGCGATATGGCTTTTTGCATCCGTCTATTGAGCACATTTTGTTTTCATAGTTTCTCACAACGCCCTCCCGCCATAGGCGCGGACGCGCTCAACGAGCCCCGCCAGTTCCTCGTTGAACTGGTCAACGGCGCGCGACAGATTGGCGATATAGGCCTCGTCGCGATGGGCCCGCTTAACGAAGAGAGGGAGCTTCGGTGTGTAGATCGCGATATCGATCCATTCACGTTCAGCAACCCACAAAACTCCTTGGCATTGGGCAACATGAGCCGGCGGGAATTTATCTTTGAAAAGAATCTCGATTAGAAGGTCACCCTTCATTGTTTTTATTTCAAGAGCGCCGTCATTTCCTATCAAAGAATCCGGTGAGCATCCCTTTGAGCCATTACGCACGAACCCAACGCGCTGCGGAATATTTTCGGTTAGGAACACATAAAGGTCGCGCGCGTCAGCCTCTTGCGCGTGACCTCTTTCCATAAAACCATTGCTGTATGATTCAGTCGGATCGCCAGTAATAATTTCCGCTGCAAGTTCGCGTAAATATTTGGCGCGCGTCAAACTTGCTCCACCATCCTTCCCGCTCGCGAGAATAGTGGAGAATTTAGAAGCCGTTGGGAGGCCTCGCCGAGCCTCGAACCACTCAGGCGAGTTTTGCTCGCAATCAATGATCTCGATCATGGCCGCCCCACCTTCGCTTCAAGCGCCTTCACCGCGCGGTCAAAGTCCTTCGCCGGCAGGTCGAAGACGCTCTCGATGCGGAAATATTCAAGGAACGTCTCTCCAGCTTTCGGTTTGTCGATCCGCTTGATGAGGTCGATGATCGTCGCCACCTGTTCGCTGTCGATCGGTTCCGCGCGCGGTGCAGGAGTTGCCGTCTTGCTGGCCTCGTTGCCGTCATCATCCTCTCCGGCAATCCCAACCATTGCGAAAAGGCTATATCGGCGGGCATAAGTCATCGCCGATCCAGCTTCCTGCGCCTTGATCGGGAATTTGCAGACTGGGTAATCCCCAGCCATCCATTGACCGCTGGCGTGCGTCAGGCGGGTTTCCATCATGAGCACGTCGTCAATCATGTAAGTCGCCTGCGTAACGGCAATCTTATGTTTTGCCAGCGCATCCTTTACCGCGTTGATGCCGCTCGCCAGGTCTGAATATCGAGACCGAAAATGGGGGTTTTCCGATTCCTTGTGTGGGTTCGCGCTTTCGCCCTGCGCGGCGGAAAGAGCGGCGGCGATCTCGTTTGTTGTTTCACTCGTTTTCATAGAGCAGCTTCCTTTTTCAGCACTTCGATAAATTCCGGGTAGTTCTCGAACGAGTCCCGCAAATGCGCGTCGCGCTCGGACTGCGGTCGATCCTTCCAAAGCAGCAATATCCTCGCCCCATAGGGCAGGCGGAACACGCAAATGAGCCGCGCGATGTAGCCGATGGCGAGGATGGATGTTTCGTCGGCAGCGATTGCCGCGGCGAACAGGTCGGCGCGGATGACTGCGGAAAGGAAGCTGCCTGGCACTATGCCGCGCACGATCCAACGCGCGAGCCCAGGCCGTAAATTCTCAGGTATGCGTGACCATAGATCATCTGGCGTGTTTCTCATCGGTCCCCCTTCGCAGCCAAGACAGCCGCTTCATTCGACGCCACGCCGAGCTTACTGCGGATCAAGCCGAACCGATCCGATATTGAAGCGCGCTTGAGCCCGAGCGCCTTGCAGACGCCTTCGTAGCTCCCGTGGGTGCCATAGGCCTCGATAAGCTCGCGCTCGCGTGGCGTCAGAGCAGTCTGATCGCGGAACTGATGGCGCGTGTCCGCCGAGAATTTTCGATCTACAATGGGCATGTGATTTCTCCGTTGCACGATGCAATATTGCTTGATTTATGAAACATTGCAAGTTAAAAGTGAGCGGCGATTAAAATTTAATGGAGGACGGATGGAATGGCGCAGAACACAAGCCATGCGGTTATGGCTCAGCGCAAGGAAGCGCACGACTCGCTAGAGCCAATTTGGCGGTCCGATGCGAAGCTAATCGGTCAAGGATGGTATTTCACTGGTCTCCCTTGTGCCGCTGGCCACGTTGCCAAACGAAGTGTCGTAAATCATACCTGTCGCGCATGTGAGCGCGACAGGGTGAAACAGAGGCGTACTCATGATCCACAAAACGCTAGAGCAATGGATCGTTCCCGTTATCATGCGGCGGGCGAAAGAAAGCGCGAGCAAATGCGCGCCTCTAGACGCACTCATATTGAGGCGCGCCGGGAATATGATCGCAGGCGGTATCACGAAAACCCGGAACGAAACCAAAAGCAGCGCGAACAGGCCAACAACTGGTGGAAGGCAAATCGCGGCAAAAAAGCATTCATGGTTGCGCAGCGAAGGGCGTGGATCAAGAAAGCGACGCCGCCTTGGATCACGAAAGAACAAAAGCGCGAGATGCGCTCGTTTTATCTTGATGCGGCCAGCCGGCCCGGAGAATGGCATGTCGATCATATCGAGCCGCTTCGAGGGAAGATTTCGTGCGGGTTGAATGTCCCTTGGAATCTTCAAATTTTGACTGGAGATGACAATCGGAGAAAACGAAATGACCTCTAAGATTCCGCGAGGAGGTTATGCGGTAATGGCGCAAAAGCGTAATCGCATGGATTACTTAGAATTTTTCCCGACCCCGGCTTGGGCAACACGGGCGCTTTGCGAATGGCTGTTCACCAACGGGCATATCAGCGCGTTTTCCTACGTCGCGGAGCCGGCGTGCGGCGAAGGCCACATGGCGCGGGTGCTGCGTGAATATTTCAACGAAGTCTTTGCCGCCGACGTTCACGATTATGGGTTCGGCGAGGTAGAGGATTTCCTTTGGCCGAGCGAGCGTCGTTTCGGTTGGGCGATAACGAATCCGCCCTTTCGCCTCGGCGAGCAATTCGTGCTTAACGCGCTTGAGCGCGCGCAAGACGGCTGCGCCTTCCTTGTCCGCACGGCTTTTCTGGAAAGCAGAGGTCGTTACGAAAATATGTTCTCGAAATTCCCGCCATCAGAAATTCTACAATTCGCCGAGCGCGTTCCGATGTTTAAGGGCCGCGTTGATGAATTTGGCTCAACTGCGACGGCCTATTGCTGGCTCATCTGGCGCAAGGGTCACTACCAGACGACGCAATTCCATTGGCTCGCGCCCTGCCGCAAGCGGCTTGAACGTCCTGGAGATTACGCATGACCTACCAAACCCTAAACGATCTCCCCGGCTGGCCCGTGGGGCGACCGCGAACCGTCGATCAAGACCTCGCGAGAGACCTCGCCGCCCTCGGCTGCCGCATCAAGGACATCGCGAATCACTTCGGCGTCACGCAGGGGAGAATCAGCCAGATCATCGGCGTGCGGCCCGCGCCGACGGTCACGGAGGCGCTGGCGGTGATCGACGCTGGCGAGCGAAAATGCGAGGGGTGCGCCGCGCTGCGGCTGCTAATCTCTGCGGTAAGGAGCATGTGAAATGGCGGAAAACAGCGGAATCGCTTGGACTGACAATACATTTAATCCGTGGGTCGGGTGCACGAAGATCGGACCCGGCTGCGACCACTGCTATGCGGAGGCGATGGACCATCGCTTTGGCGGCGGTCATTGGGGCGCTGGCGCGCCGCGCAAACGCACCACGCCTGCCAATTGGGCGAAGGTGCGGAAATGGGACCGCGATGCATTAAAGTCTGGCACGCGGCCTTGGGTATTCGTCGCCAGCCTCGCGGATGTGTTCGACAATGAGGTTCCCGGCGAATGGAGATGTGATCTATTCAACCTCGTGGCTGCTTGCAAAAATCTGAATTTCCAATTTGTGACGAAGCGAATCGGTAACGCCGCGTTCATGCTGCCTCAGAACTTCGCAAATCTCTATCCGCATGTCGGCATAATCGCCACGGTCGTCACGCAAGCCGAGTGCGACCGTGATTTGCCGAAATTGCTCGCCGTCGATTGCGCCTGGCGCGGGCTGTCGATCGAGCCGCAGTTGGGGCCGATATCCTTTTCGGATAATTGGGGTTGGCTTGAAAATCTCGACTGGATCATCTGCGGCGGCGAGAGTGGCCACGGAGCGCGACCAATGCGCCTAGATTGGTTCCACATTCTTCTCAATCAATGCCGAGCGGCTGGCGTTCCGTTCTTCGGGAAGCAGCTTGGCCGAACTTGCATCATGAGCCGCTCCGACGCCGGTCAACCCGTCGCGATCGGAGCCGGATGGGAGGGGCGCGCGGGCCACGATAGCGGTCTCGTCACGTTCCGAGATCGCGCCGGAGCTGACCCGATCGAATGGCCGCCAGAATTGCGCGTGCGCGAAATGCCGCGAGGAGTACCGACGACCTTGACGAAACGGATTGGCGAGGCGTAAAAACAAGAAAGCCCGCCGGGATTTCTCCAAGCGGGCATTTCAGGTCGATAAGGGGTTGGAGCCCCAGTCTCGATCACAACCGCACGACCGGTCATGAAAAACGAGCCACTTTTTACCAATTCCGCGCCAAGGGCGCAACCCCGCCCCATCAATTCGTCGTAGACGCACGGCACGCCTCAAGGCGAGTCCGCGTCGTCATGACACGCGCGTCTCCCCAAAATCACCATCAAATGACGCCGCAACTATGCGATGCGCAGCCTCCTGTCTGAAAGATGGCGGATCACCTGCGATTGCTTGCGTCGTCACGTTTTCGCCGGCGCCGTCCCCCGGGCGCTCGCGCGCGGCAGTACCGAGAATCTAAATTAAGATTCTTGTTACTGTACCGTACACCAACAATCTAAATTATTGATTCACTGGGGCCACCAGCAAGCCCCAACGGGGCGCTTGCGACGGATGGACCCTACTCGGTAGCAGAAGATCGTTGCCACAACCCGAATATGGGGAAGTACGGATCCACAAGACTGCGGAGTACGTACGGTGAAAAATGCAAAATCCGAAAATCTGTCCGCGCGGTATCCGGGGCGGCAGCAATGGAGACGCAGAAAATGAGCAATCGAGCACTGACGATGTTGAACGAAAGTGGCGACCAGACCATCGTTTGGGACGAAGCCAGCGACGCTCAAATGGAAGAAATCATCCGCAAAAAAATGGACGCTGGGATAATTTTTTTTATCATCGAGCCGCGTTTTTTTGGGCTCCTTCCATCGAAGAAGACCGAACTAAAGGACGCCACGGAGGCAAAAAAACACCGGGCGCTGGCGATCCGAGACCAAGACCTCTCCAAGTTCGTCAGCGACGCCCCCGGCGCCGACATGGTTAAGACGCCAGAGGGATCGGTGAAGACTGTTCGTAAGTCGAAGGATGCATCCGAAGTCGCGAAGAGCGAATCGGTCGCCGTCAAGCCGATGAAGGGGGGCTGAAATGGCGACTCCCCTTTCTGACCAAGGTCAATATTTCATGGATAGTGCCGCCGAGTGCGGAGACGTTTCGGACGACTGCTACAACGCCATTACCCTTTGGGGAGACCGGGAGAGGATCGACGAGATTATTTCGATTGATCGCGCGGCTGGAAGAAGATGGAAGCGCGGTCTTTGCGCCACGGGGTTGGAGCTTGAGGATTACGCGCTAGAACTGGCGCAGGATCACCCTATTGATGTCCAGCGCTCGCTTGTGGCGACAGCGATTGTCGGCATGAAATATCGAATCAAAGAAACTGCCGAATGGCTCGCTTGTGCCCATTTCGAGGACTCGACGACGGGCGGTGCATTACTCCCATATAAACGGGTGTCGCAGCGTCAATACGACACATTTGAGCCGACGAAGGGGGCCGCGCGACGCCTCCGAGCACCAGCGGCTATCATCCGATACGTGGACGCTGAAGACCAATCCATACCGCACATAGGAAAGCAGGCGCAGCGCGTCCTTTCATTGCCGCAACCCGATAGTTTGGAAGAAACGCGCATCGTTCGGGAGATGCTGCGAGCGGCGCATGAGGAAATTCGCGCCAAGCATCAGCGCGGCTTGCGCGACGCAGAAATCAGATGCTTCGGTGAGAGAATGTTCGACGAGAAACGTCCATACCGCGTCGTAAAACAGGAACTCCACAAAAAGCGCCGCGCTATTGCCAAGGCAGCGGCCATCGTTACCGCTGTGCTCGGCGCTCCAGCGGTGTCCGCTTTTGCTGCCGGCCAGCCAGTTGAAATCCGTGGCGAGCGCATGATTCTGGAGGCGCGACCAAAGGGTGGAGTCTTTACCTCCGGCCACGGATCGTTTGGGCTCGCGCTGAAATCACTCGAGGGCGTCGAACTCGGAAATCTGTGCGTCTATTTCGACAAGACTCCGGCGCTCGACCAACTCGCGGCCTTAGCCATGCACATGGCGGCTGGAGAGGAAGACGCAATTTTGGAGACGGGAAACCTCTTTGGAGTGACGGCGGCTGGCGCCGACCATCCGTTGCTTAAGGGGCGCGTCAAGCCTCAAGTTGATTTTGCTGGCATTCTCGCGCCAGGGATGCGCTGGCGCGGCGCCGACCGTCAGGCGATCTTGCGCGCGCGCCAAGACGCTCATTATGCCGAAATGGGATATATCTACCGCGAGCGGATCGAAACTCTCGTATGGGGGCGCGCTGTGAAACGCTATCGCATTCTGTGCGGGGCGGGCGCTTGACGCCTCGCCGTCGCCGCGCTTATGATGTTTCGCGAATAAAACAGCGGCGATGGATTAAAGCGTGATCGACAGGACAAAGTTCGATTTTAAGTCCATCCCTCGGGGCGTTGACGGCAACTTGTCCGCGGCGCTCGCCTCATACATTGAGGTCTTCCGCGCGATCACCGGGATTTCTGATCGAACAATCTCGTGCGAATCGGGTGGGACAAGCGCGTTCCTGTCGAATTGGCGTCGCAGCGCTAACCCGCTTACTCTCAGGCAATACGAGCGGATCGTCGCCTACATGGACCGCACGCTGATGGAGCAGTCAGGCGTCGCGTTTGAAAAGCTTGGCGCGTGGATCAATCGGAAACTGAAGGAGCAAAATCGTGATGACCGACACACAGGGCGCAGCCAAAAAGCGCGGTCGACCGGCCGGAAGCAAGAACAAAGAAGCAAAACCAGAGAATGAACGCGCAAAAGAAACAAGGACGAATGTGTCAGGCGACCTAGTTCTTGCTCATCTGCGAGATATTGTCGCGGCAGAGGAAAAAAAAGACCTCGCCGTAATAGCGCTTCGCAGTGCGAGAAAGCGGGCCAAGTGCGACGGTGTTGACTTGAAAGCTCTTGATGCCGCGCGCTATCTCGCATTGCTCGACGATCACGAAGTTGTGTCAGCGTTCAATTCGGTCAGCACCTACGCAAAATATCTCGGAGTCGAATTTTATCATCAATTCGACCTCTTCGATTCGCCGAGCGCCGCCGAAGAAGCTGTTAATGAAAGAGCGTTTTTGAAGGGTATCAAAGCGGGGCGATTAGGACAAGGAGAGGCGGATAATCCATACGACGCCTCCTCTGTCGCTGGTCAAGAGTGGATTCGAGGCCATCGCGAAGGGCAAGAGCGGCTTCTCGCAGGAATCAAAGAACTTGGTTCTGCTTAAGGTGGCATGACGATGGCTATCAAAGAATTAACTGACCAAAAGTTTGGGCGCCTTATCGTTATATCGCGATCCGAGAGCAATTCTCGACGTCAGTCACAGTGGTTGTGTCGGTGTATTTGCGGGAATGAACGAATCGTTGCCGGATATAACTTATTAGATGGGAACTCATGCTCTTGTGGTTGTCTGAGCCGGGATACTGCGGCATCTAATTTTACAACGCATGGGCATACGAAGGGCCGTGGGGATGGTTCGGCCGGAACCCCGGAATATAGGACGTGGCGTAATATTAAAACACGATGCTTAAACCCAAACGCGACTCGTTACGAGAATTGGGGTGGCCGCGGGATAACAATATGCGACCGCTGGAGAAATAGCTTCGAGGCGTTCCTTGAGGATATGGGGGCGAAGCCATCACCAAAGCATTCGATTGATCGCTGGCCGAATAATGATGGGAATTACGAGCCAAGGAACTGCCGGTGGGCGACGGCAAGTGAGCAGGCATTTAATCGCCGTCCAAAGCAACGATTGGACGGCGAATGCACATCTTGAGTCTCGACATTAGCGGCCAGACAGGCTGGGCGCGTTGGAGACCGGGCATGGAGAAGCCCGCGTCAGGCGTTGTGAGTGTCGGGCGCGAGTCGCCCGGACAAACCTTCGCCGGATTCCGCGATTGGCTCAACGACCAATTGATAGCGAACGGCGTCAACCATCTCGTGATTGAGTCCGCATTCGTCTCGGTGAAGACCGCATCATCAGCGCATCGCCTATTCGGGCTCGCGGCAATATGCGACGAGCTTGCTTATCGCCGCCGGATTGGACCTCCCGTGCGCGTCGCGCCGACCGCTTGGCGGCGTTTCTTCATCGGGCAGGCGACGGCCCCGAAGACGCTGGCAGCGAAGCACAGGAGGTCTTGGCTCAAGAATGAGGCCGTGGCGCGCTGCCGCAACCTTGGGATTGATGTCAAATCAGACGACGAGGCTGATGCGATAGGAGTTTTGTATTTTGAGCGCGCCCGCCTCTTTCCAGCGTACGGCGTAGAAGGCGAGTTGGGCCTACGGATGAACGAAACTTTCTGATTTGCTCGAACCTCTGCGGATGGTGCTGTATGGAAATGCGTCTTGCTGATTTATCGTCTGAATTACGTCTCAACGACGCCGAGCGCGAGTTGGTCGCGCAGTTTGTCCGCCAGTTGCGGGGCAACCATATCGCCGGGGGCGTGCGGCGCGCGGTGAAATACCAGGAATGTCTCGAGGCGCTTTGGCGCACGGCGTATCGCAAGCAGGAAGCCGCCGAGCGCGCCTGCCAGCCAGTGAGCGCGACCGCCGAGGCGCTCGACGCCGCTGCCAACATCATCGTCGCTGTGCTATTTCATCAACCCGACATCAAACCGTTGCTCGATGGTCTCGGAAAGCGCGTGCGCGCCGCGAATTGGGGTAAGCGCGGATGAGAGATCCGCTCCGCAACGTCGAAGCGGAACAAACGCTGCTTGGAACGATCCTGCTGCGCCCTGACGGGCTTGATTGCGTCGCGGGTGTGATTGGGCCGGATCATTTCTCTGAACCGCTCCACGGCGAGATTTACCGCGCCGCGACGCTGGCGAAGGCGCAGGGGTTAACGCCGTCGCTGATGACGGTCGGGCAGGCAATGAGTTCGCTTGAAATGCCGGAAGGGTTCGAGCTTAGGCCCTATCTGGCTCGGCTTGTCAGCGGCGCGGTCCCGAGCGCGATGGCCGCCGAATATGCCGAGATGGTGGTTGAGCTATGGCGCCGGCGCGAGATAGTCTCTTCGTTGAACACGATCCGCGATGCGGCGGCGAAGGGCGACGTTGGGCCTCTCTCGACAACGGCGCTGGCTCTGGCACGCGAGGAGTTCGGCCGGCTAGAATCGCGTGTGTCATCCGCATCGCGCGGGCGAGAGAAGCGGCTAGGGCGCATTTCCATAGGCGAGATCGCTGGGCGTCCCATTGCAGCGCCTGACTTTGTGATTGACGGCTGGATGATCGCCCGCGAGCAATCCTTCATGGCTGGCGAGCCTCAGAGCGGGAAGAGCTTCCTCGCGCTTCATGCGGCCATGTGCATCGCCACGGGGCGCGATGTGCTGGGGCTCAAGGCGAACAAAGGCCTCGTGATCTACCAGAGCGGAGAGTCCGGCGTCGGCGTGGCGCAACTCCGCGGGCCGGCATGGCTGAAGCACTTCGGCGCCGGCGAGGACGCCGCGGAAATCCCATTCGAGCTTATCCCGGCGCGCGTGAACCTATTTCGCCCGGACGGCAACGCCGAGGAGTTCCACCAGGTCGTCAAAGCCATCGCCCGCGAGTGGGAGGATCGGTACCCGCTGCGCGCCATCTTCATCGACACCATGAGCAAGGTCATGAGCGGCGCGAACGAAAACGATGGGCGCGACGTTGGGCGGGTGCTCGAGCAGGCCGAGCGGCTATCACGCGATACGGGCGCTCACGTCTGCCTTGTCCACCATTTGCCCAAGAACGGAACCGGTATGCGCGGCCACGGCTCGCTCAAGGGCGACACGGACACCGTAGCGATGATTTCCGTTGATGAAACCAAAGTCCGCACGATCCGCTTCGATAAGGTCAAGGATTCGGAAAACGGCGGGAAGTTTAATTTCGAGTTGATGCAGGTTGACCTCGGCCAGCGCGAGGACGGCGCGCGGATCACAAGCTGCGTCGTGCTCCAAGTCGGGCAGAAAGACCTCGAGCGCAAAACCGCCGACCGCGCGGGGTTCAAGTTGGAGATGCGCGAAGAAACGATCTTCCGCGCTTTCATGGACGCCAAGAAAAAAGACGGACGATTCTCGGACCAAGATATGGAGTCCGATGGAGTGCCGTCCGCAACCTATGCCGTCCATTATCGGGACTGGCGGGAGGCGTTCAAGACGGTGGCGGCTCCGGACGGCGAGGGCGGGGCTCCAAGCGACGAAGCGATTCGTAAGACGTTCGAGCGTTACGGCGTTGGAAAACTGGTGAAATTTGGTATTCTCGGATGGAAGCGCCCTTGGCTCTGGCATACAGGGAAGCCCGTGCGCGGATATCCCGAGACTTATCCTGAAAAGGACAAATCAGAGACGCGGGGCGGACAAATCCCGCCTAGCGATGAAGTGGCGGGGGCGTTTTGATGACCTTCCCGCCCCAACTCATGCTCGACCAACTCGCAGCCGATGGTGTAGACATGCAGGCGATGCGCGAGCGCTACGAGCGGATTTTCCCGCGGCGGTTGGATCCGGTGACGCCGAACGATCTGCTTTGGTTCGCGCGGTTCGTGGTTGAGAGGCGGAAATATCTGCGCGCGCTCGATGCGGTTGAGCGGCGCGTTGCTGTAGCAGGAGAGTAAAATGAGACCATCAGTCCCGCCGGCATGGAGGGAGCGCGCTAAGGCCATGAGCGCCGCCGGTCTCTCAACGCGGCAAATCGGCGAACAACTAGGGCTCGGTCGCACAACAATCTGGCGATGGTTAAAATCGGAAGATGGCCGGCCCACGCGCCGCGAACGAGAGCAAGTTGTTTTTGACCGGCGTGTGGCGGTCGCAAAGGCCGAGGCCAAAACCTACTCGCCTGACATTCTCGCGGCGGGACGGTTTCTGCAACCACAATTCCGGAGATATGGGAGATGAAGAAGCGAGACCTTGTGGAGCTTTTGACCATCGCCAACGAGCACGCCCGCCAGCGTGTCGCCCGCGCGGACGAATTGCTGCGCTCGAACAATGATTTACTGTCTCGCGCCAGAGATGCGGAGACCGATCGCCGCCTAGCGATCGACCATATCGGCAAGCTCTGCAACGCCGCGCATGATGGGACAATCCGCGATGACGCCTTGGCGTTTCTGAAAAGTCTGCTGCGCTGATTGGCTGTGACGTATGAAAAAGGCCGCCGGATCGTCACCGGCGGGCCTTCCATTTTAGACGGGACGCGATACCTTTCCGCCAAACTTATTCTGATCTGCCTTGCCACCATGCGACATAGCGAAGCGCCAGGATCGCCAGAAACGACACAAGAGCAGCCTCAAGCCCCTGAGAGGTAGGCATAACACCGAACAGCATTGCGGCGCTCGCTACGCCCACGAGAACCCACGACAAGACGCCGAGATAATGCGCGTGCTCCCTCGGAACCTCAAACATGGGCCTTCTCCTTGGCATCGGCGCTATCGGCCACCCCAAGAAGTTCAGGCATAAACTCGCGAATTTCCTCTTTCGTGAGGATTGAGATTCCCGAGAGCCACTTGTCGAAATGCGCGCGCCCCTTCTTCGCTTCGTGTTCGGCCATTCGATAGATGCTGACATCGCCTCCAAACGGCTCCGGCCCCGAATCGGCCGCAGGGGTGTCATCGCCGGTTGGGACCGGGTGAGCTTCCCCCGCGGCCTGCGGCGGCGGTGTTGCGCCCGCATCGCCGGTTCCGGTATTCTTCGGGCGTCGCTTCAAGTCGCCAGCATCGCGCCGCGCTCGCGCGATCTGCGTCCCGGCGGCTTCGATTGCTTCGGACAGTCCCGAGTCCTTTCGTGCCAGCGCCGCCTCGATCTGCTCGACAGTCAAGCCGGCGAGGCGCTGCGCCAACGATCTCGGCTCATGCGCGATGATCTCGGATTCCAAGACGTTGATCTCCTCGTTATCGAGACCAATGTAAATGAGACCGTTTTCAAGCGAGGTAACTTTCGCGCGGATCGTCACCATATCGCCCACGGAAAACTTAGTCACGTCAACCATTTGTCGTCCCTCTCTGTGAAGCCTTCGCCGCGGCCGCGAGCCGCAGTCGGCTTTCCAACTCCCGCCGCGCCATCGTTCGCGTCACGGTATCGCTCCATGTTCCCGAGATGATCTCGCGCAGTTCTGGCAGCGTCTTCTCCCGCAAGCGGGTTTGTAGCGCCTCGGTGGCGTCGGCGTGGGGATCGGTCATAGGGCAGTCCTTTCATCGCGCCGACGGTCGTATTCGTAGTCGCCGTCATCGTAAGGACCATCCTCGCTGGCCTGCAAACAAGCGGCCTCGTAAGCCGCCGGCTCCAGCACGTCGAACCACGCGCCGGTCACTTCATGCTGCGGCGTGACGACGCTCTTGCCTTCGTCGCGGAATACGACGATGCTTTCGATCTCGACTTCAATTGGATCGCCGGGCTCTTCCCAAGAGTCGCAGCTTCCCCAACTGGTCACGTGATAATCGACCTCTCCTATGAAGTCGAAGCCCATGAGTGTGAAATAGATTGTAGCGCTCATGGTGCCTCCACATAGGCTAGGCGCGGTTCACACAGACCGCAAAAACCCTTTCGACGATCTCCCCACGGACGGCGGTATGCAATGCATCTCAGTCCAAAGGACGGATTCAACTGTGTCGGATCGCATATTTCCCAATCACCTTCCGGCCAAACAGGAAAAAACTCACCAATGCCGTTCTCCTGTTCGGAATAGACGCGCTCGATCTCAAATCCGGCGTCTTCCCAACGCCAAGCCATGCAATCCGTGGCAATGCAACGATCAAACCCGTTTGGACATCTCTTTGTAATGGCTTCCGCCTCGGTTACAGTGTTCATAGCCACCCCGTCCAGTTGATGGCCTGATCGAGCGCGACGCCCGCGAGCAAGCCGATGGTCACGCCCCAGAACATTATGTTCTCTTCGTGGGTAAGGAAATTCAGCCGCATGGTGTTTCTCCCTTGGCTTTGGCGATTGCCGCACGAGCTGTTGCTTTAGCGGCTGCAAGCCGACCCTTGAGTGCCGGAGCCGTATACTGCTTGCGCTGCTCTGGCGTCACCGCGTCCCACCTCGCCCTCGCGGACTCGGCCCGCGTAGGCTTTACCCAAGCGCCTAGAGCCGCCTCGATGGCCGCGCGCATCCATCGCCGAGTGTTCGCATTGTTGCAAAATTCTGACTTTCTTAGCGCCGCCTCGACCATCGCATCTGAAACCTTAATCATTTCATCATCCCTTCGCAATTATCGCCACGAGCCGTTATGGTTTCTTCGGCAACTCGACGATCCAGAAGTGCGCGAAGGTCTGTATTCTTTTCGCAGCACCACCCGTTAGCGGACATTGTGAGATAACGGCAACAGTTCGCGCCTTGTCCTATTTTACAAGTTCCTTTGATCCACTCCATGTCAGGAAAGTCTTTCATCTTCCGTTCCTCCTCTCGTATTGTGTCCAAGAACGTCCCAAGCCCGGCGCCGATCATTGGGCTTCCTCAGCCGCTTGAGTCGTCTCTGGGCATTGAGCTGTCATGAGTTTGGCTTTGGCGTTTTGTGACACCCAATTCCTGTATGATTTCTCGGTCATTATTTCTTTTTGAGCCTCAATAATGAAATTAAGAGCCTTCGAAATTTCCTCGATGCAAATGCCGTTCGCGAACTCGACAAGGGATGATGTTGTCTGATTTTCGATGAACAGATTGTTGGCTTGCAAAATATCGTATGCAAGAGCTTCCTCTTTTGTCTCGAACAGAATGGACGGCGAAAACTGCGACTTGTAGGCGCTCGTGCTGTGATAGTAGATGCTCATGGTTGTTCTCCTTGGTGGTTGATTATGCGCCGATCTTCTCGCGATCGCGCTGCATCCTGATAGAAATCTCGCCGTCCAATATCCCCAAATCCCACGCAGAGAAGCGCGACGGGGATTCGCCCTTGCCTTTCTCGGCCCAGGCGGCCACAGCGCGCTCGATACGCTCCATGCGCGCCCGCTCGGCGTCGAGCACCCGCAAGCGCGCCTCTAGCTCTGGGACCGTCGCTAGGTGTGTATCGAGGCCGGCGAGGTAGTCGGAGACGTCTTGGGCGCTCATGTCCGCACCGCCCATATTCCAGCCGCGAACACAACGGCAAGCGCGAGAAAAGGGGACGCAAAGGCCAACGCGGCCAGTTGTGCGTCTGTCAGGTCAGCGGTGAGCATTTCAAGTGCGTAAGACATCTGGGTGACTCCGTGGCAGGATAATAATTCAGCGGTTAGCGTGCGTCGGTTTCATTGCAGATTTTGATGAAGTGTGCGGCCCCAGCGTCCCCAGCGGCGGCCCCAGCGGCGGCCCTAGCGGCGGCCACAGCGGCCACAGCGGCCCAAGCGGCGTCCCTAGCGGCGGCCACAGCGGCGGCCCAAGCGGCGTCCCTAGCGGCGGCCACAGCGGCGGCCCCAGCGGCGTCCCTAGCGGCGGCCACAGCGGCCACAGCGGCGGCCCAAGCGGCGTCCCCAGCGGCGGCCCCAGCGGCGTCCCTAGCGGCGGCCACAGCGGCCACAGCGGCGGCCCAAGCGGCGTCCCCAGCGGCGGCCCCAGCGGCCATAGCGGCGGCCCTAGCGGCGGCCCCAGCGGCCCAAGCGGCCCAAGCGGCGTCCCTAGCGGCGGCCCTAGCGGCGGCCCCAGCGGCCCCAGCGGCGTCCCTAGCGGCGGCCACAGCGGCCACAGCGGCGGCCCAAGCGGCGTCCCCAGCGG